GAATCGACAAGAAGGCCAATCCATCTGCTGACATAAGTAAGATAATGCTCTGGACGACTAACCGCAGTTATGCTCTTGCTAAAGTAGTCAATCGTGTCGCGGAAAGGCATTGCGATCCTCTTAATCCCTGGCCCCCCATTTCGGGGCACCTCAACCTCAAGAAAGTAACGCTTAAGGTAATTGACTCCAGGTTTTCCAACAATCACAGTGTCATAAGTCTTCCCCCCACACCTCTTGTTAACAACCCTGGTGAAGAACTCACCAGATCCATGAACGAATGTCTCGTCCTGCTTGATCGTCATGCCCCAGCGATCACGGAAGTGCCCCTCAATCACCCCAAACTTGAGGTAACTAACATCATCAGAATTCCCTATGGGTACAGTAACAAGCTTCAAAACCTCCCAAGGCATACTGATGAGGATATTATCCCCATAGATTCTGCATTTCTTTGGATGGTTAAGAAACGCCTGGAGAAGGTCAGGTTTGCATTGAGCAACAAGAAAGTCCTCAATGTGGTAGAACAAGCACCTAACAACAAGATCAACGTACATGGAGTCCCCCCACGACGTTCCATAGAGGCCAGAGAACATGACCCCGACGACCCAACGATAATCACGACCAGTCCACTTAACTAAAGTTGTTGCAATGTCATCTGCAGAATTGGTCATAAAGGCTTTAAGCACATGATAGTACTCAGCATCACCTGCGGGATTGTACATGGCCATTGGAAGCGAGAACAACAGAGTCAAAATGGAAGCCATAAGGGACTGATCAAGCTTCGAGATGTCGGTAGAAAACCATCCAGTCTCAGGGTCCCACGCGCACATGTCCTTCGCAACTTTATGAGCTCCCCCACCCTTCCAGGAGTGGCCAATCCCAATATTTCCCTGTTCGTAAAATTGCGGAAAGACGGCCCCATAAACGAGTTTGTCAACAAAAAGTCGTATCATCGAGAGGATAAAGAACACTCGAACCTTGGTACCATCAACAGTGTGGTCACGAACTTCAGGCTTAACAGCAATCTTTGCCGCAAGGGTCGGAAACCAAGACCTATCATAGATTCTCTGCTGAAGTCCCGCCGCAACCCGCTTGGCGATCTTCTCAACCTC